CGAGGCGACAAGCAAAGCCGCCGCGAACAAGGCGCGTGCGCAGAAGCTTCTGAGGAAGCTGGAGAAGGCCGGAATGTCCTTTGTCTCTGACGAGGACAAGGACCAAGAACTGAACCGTCTTGCCGGGCTTTCGGACGATGCGTTCGCCGCGACCGAGGCTGCCTATGACAAGGCCATCCAGTCAAAGTCCGAGTGCCCGAATGCCGGGAAGCAGGACGGGGACAAGGAGGCTGGTGATAGGGAGAATTCTGCTTCCGCTTCGACGGACCGACAGATGCGCTCGCACGCGGACGTGCGACCCGCCGATGTCGATGACAAGAAGCTCTCTCTCGAGGACAAGCTTCGCGACGGATTCATGACTGCCTACCGTGAGCGAGTAGGTCTCGCTGGCGCGGGCAAGAGCAACTAAGGAGGCGCAACGTGGCATTTCTGAACCCCAATCATCGAGGGCTGGCCTACGGCGACGGATACATGCAGGGCGCGGGCTCGTGTGGTCAGTTCGTGAAGCTGGTCGGCAATGATCTCTTCGCCGTGAACACCGACTCGCAAGACAAGAGCTTCGGCGTGCTCATCAAGGACTACAAGGCAGGCGATATGCCCGGCATCTTCTGCATGGGCGGCGTCTACGAGACCGACGTCTACGAGGGCACAATCAACGCCGGTGACGATCTCAAGGTGTCCGCAAACGGCAAACTCACGGCGGGTGTCGAGGAGGGCGACGAGGTGGTCGCCAGGGCTATCTCAGTATCGAGCGGGACGCTGAAGTTCCGCCTGCTCATCTAAGGACGGGAGGGACAATTGGAAGCAACCCAGCTCAACATTCACAGCCAAGAATACATGGAGACCATGGCCCGGCTCATGACCGAGGCTCTGGAATCCCCGGAGGGCATGCGCGCGCTCGCGGCGGCAATCGCCGATCCAATCGAGCAGGAGATCAAGCGCAAGGAGATAACGTCGCTTCTCCTCACGCAGCACACGCTGCCGAAAGGCGAGCGGCCCATCTACCAGAAAAAGCCGAAGGTCAAGGCTTACTGGGTGAGCACCGAGGGTGAGGCCCGTGAGCAGGAACTCGGACAGGATGAAGTCGAGTTCCCGACAAACCGGATTCACTCGACTCCAATGGTCGATGTGAGCGTGCTCAAGAACGGCAACATCGGCACCCTGATGGACATCCAGACCTCCTCGGCGGACGAGATTCGCAAGGAGATAGACAAGAGAACACTCACGGTCCTCTCTGCGGCCGTGCCGGCCGCGAACACTATCGAGGTCACGGGCGGCAAGCTCACCGACGATGCCTTGAACGAGGCCATCTCCATCATTGAGGACTTGGAGCTCTCGGTCAAATACATCGTGATGCGTGGGCGGCGGTTCAACGATATGCGCGACTGGGATCTCGATCCCGAGACGCGCGCCGAACTGCGCACCAAGGGTGTCATCAAGAACTATGGCACCGGCGGCATCCTGCTCACCGCTTCCGCCAGCATGACTGAGATTCTGTTGGTGCCGGACGATGAGATCGGCAAGATGCCGATTCGCGAATCACTCAAGACCGAGTCCATCGAGCAGAAGACCCGGTTCAAGACGGGCTGGCTCGTCTGGACCGAACTTGGGCAGGGCGTCACCCGGCCCGAGATTCTCGCCAAGATCAGGATACTGCCGTAAGGAGGGCTGACGTGACTAAGGTTAAGAACGTCCGGGCAGGTATTGTCATAATCGCCGACGCCGGACTCAAACTTGCTCCGGGCGAGAGCGTGTCAGTCGACAGGCTGACGGCACAGATGCAGTCTGCGATTGAAGCCGGTCTTCTCGCTCGGATCGATAGTGACAGCGTAGGCAAGTCCGTACCGAGGAGCGCGCCCAAGGTCGAGGAGGCGAAGCCGGAGACGACAGAAAGCGCTCAGCCCGCCTCTACGGAACAGGCTCCGGATCCCGAGGTTGGCGCTGCCACGACCGAGGAGGACAAGGACGCTGGCGCGCCCGCCGAAAGCCCAGGTGGAGCTAAGCGTGGCCACAAGTGATCTGATATCGCTCCTGAGGACCGATCTTGCTGACCCGGGTGCGGAGAGGTTCACGGATGAAGTGCTCACCCGCTGCATCCTCAAAGCAGCGTTCCCGGTCGGCAGAGACCTGGGTGTCCAGATGAGCATATCGGGTGGGCAGATCGCCCCAGAGCCTCAGGGCGAGACTCTGGAGATGCTGCTGCTCTGGGCGCGGGTCGAGGCTTGCAGGTTCATGCGGGCGGCGACGGCCAACGCGTTCTCGTTTTCTTCCGGCGACAAGCGAGTCGATAAGACCAGCCAGCCGGAGCATTGGGCGAAGATGGAAGCAGACCTGATGACGAGCTACCAGCAGCGGTTACACGAGATACGTCCGGAAACCGCGCAGGATGATGGATACATCATCACTCCGAAGGCGCTCAGGCCGGTCATATTTGAGCAGGGACGCCACCACGGTCACCATGACCATACTCACTGACTCGGAGAAAGCGATCACGGCATCGGAGGTGCGGGAACTCATCACTGCTTCCGATCAGACGGCAGTCCTGCTGAGGAGACAGACGGGTGAGAATCTTTACGGCTCCGACGAAGGGGCATTCGCGGAGGTCTGTGCATTCGCTCTGGAGTTCACCGTGACCCCGCTGGCGGACCTTGCGAGAAGAGCGGATGCCCTGGCAAGTGTTCTGCCTGAGCTTGATGTCCGCGCGGAGGACCGTGTTCGTTTCGCGGGGTGCGACTACCGGGTGCAGACTGTTGCGCCTCAGTCGCTGTTCGGAGTTGTGACTCACAAGGTCCTGGAACTGGTGACGTTGCATGGAGATTAGCCGGTTTGGTGACTGGGAGAAAGCCAGGCAACTGCTCACCAACGGCTTCAACCAGCGGCTGGCGCTGGCGATACGACAGGCGACTATCAAGAACGCGCTTCTGCTGGTGCGGGAGATAAAGCGCGGAATCAGGAGTCAGACACCGGGTGGAAAGCAGTTCCCTCCACTTGCGCAGGTGACTATCGAGCGCAAAGGCTCGTCCAAGGCGCTTATCGACACTGGCTTCCTGGTGAACTCGATCACACAGAAGATACTGTCGGACGGTGCGTTCGTGGGACTGCTACGAACCAGCATTTCCAAGGACGGCGAGAGCGTCGCCAACATCGGCGCGATTATGGAGTATGGGGCGACCATCAACCATCCGAGTGGTGCGGTGATAGTGATTCCGCCCAGGCCGTTCCTGCATCCGACGATGCTGAAGTACCGCGACGAGGTCATAGAGAACTACCGGCAAGCTCTGCTTTCGGTCATCACATAACGGAGGACAAACCCGATGAGACGCAGCGTTTCGGCGATCCTACTGGTCATGCTTGTATTCGCAAGTGGGGGCCCGGCCTTTGCAGACGCGCTGGAAGTGACGGCCACCCCCGCATCGGCCACCACCAAGCGCGGACAGCCAGTTGCGATGGCGGTAAGCCTGAAGAACGTGCTTACGCCGCGCGCGCCAATCACGATTACGGCTGAAGCCGAGTGGGAAGATGAATACGGAACGGCCAGAACCACAACGGCAAGCGCCACGATAACCGTCATCCAGCCGGTCAAGGTCAACCGCTACAAGGTCATCATACCTGCTCTTTTTGCTTTTGTGGCTGGTAGCGCGAAGATAGACGGCCAGCCCGCGACGCCGACGCTCGATGCAGGACAACTCACATTCCAGATAGGGCGCACGCTGCTTGAGGGCGAGTCGATAACGCTCGAATACTCAGTCAAGGCTCAGTAGGTTGGATATTCTGCGCGAGGTAGTCGAGTCGTTCATACGGCTCGTGAAGTCAGAGATTCACGCGGGTGCGGTCTTGGTCTGTGCCGACGATGTGTTCGAGGTGACGAATGTGCCGAGTGTGGTCCTGCAGGGCCCGACGCTCTCCGAGGACAGCGACCGGCGAACACCGGCGATGCTGACGAAACGCAATGAGGCGGACTTGACCTTTGAGCAGTCTCGACATCCGAGGCTGTACCATCTGGACTTCGACCTCATAGTGACGGCGGGCAAGGAGGCCGAGCTACTGGACCTTACGGAGAAGGTCGCGCGGTTCTACCAGCTTCACCCAACACTTTCGGTCGGGGAGCATGGCTCACTAAATGTTGGGGAGCTGGTGCCGCTTGGCGGTCTGAAGCGAGTGAACCTTTCAAACCTTCGGCAGGCGTCCGGCAGATGCCGGATCGAGGACTGCCCCATATACGACGGCCGAGTAACCGCCGGTACGCTCGCAACCAGCGTGAAGATAGAAATCGAGAATACAGGAGAGACACCGTGATTGAGATACGCAATCTGCTTTTCCAACCTTTGACATTCCAGCTTGCCGGAGAGGAGCGTGGGCTGCACCTCAGCTCACGGCAACGCAAGCTCATTGAGGACGCTCAAGTCTCCGAGGAGATGCGGACTGCAGCGAAGGGTGGGTTTGTTGTCTTGACGACGTTGGAGCAATCGGACCAGCCCGAGGCACAGCCTGTCGCTGCAGGATTTGCTGAAATCCCATCGGAGAACGCTGAGCAGCCAAGCGAAGAACCAGCAGTCGATGAGTCTGCTCAGGTGACTGATGCTGCCACGACCGCGTCAGACGACGGTAGCGCCGGTGCGGACTCCGAGAGCTCGGAGCAGTCCGATGGAACCACGGGCGAGCCGCCAGCCAGGAAACGGAGGTAAACTATGCCATCATATCTTTCGCCCGGAGTCTATACACGGGAGACTGACTTCAGTTTCTACATCAAGCAGATCTCCACGTCCGCCTGCGGGATGATTGGGATCGCGGAGAAGGGTCCAATCAACAAGCCGACGCTGGTCACGAGTTGGGAGCAGTTCGTCCGCAAGTTCGGCTCCTACATCCCTGACGGCTATCTGGCATATGCGGCGCGGGCATTCTTCGACAACGGTGGACAGGTGCTCTATGTCAATCGAATTGAGAGTTACGACTGGCCCACCGATCCCGATAGCCTGCTCGCCGCTAAGGCAATGGTTGGGTTGATGGACCGGGAGGGTGTCGCCGCTTCACTCACTACTGGAACGTCCGGCACAAACCGCATAGCGTGGCGTGCGAGGAACACGGGAACTGCCGGAAACAGCATCCAGATTGCGGTCGTTAAGAGCGGCAACAACACGCCGCTCTCAGTAAGCGTAAGTGGGCAGGTTATCACGGTCAATCTCGCCACTGACGCGTCCGGCAACGCGATCAGCACGTGTTCGCAGGTAGTGACGGCTGTGACCAACAACGCTTCGGCGTCCGCGCTGGTTCAGCCCACCCAGATCGACTACGGCGTGGTCGCCCCATTCGCCGCCACATCGCTGACCGGCGGGCAGAACGCGCGCAATTCCATGAACTTCTATGCCCTCTCTGAAGGCAGGTGGGGAAACAACATCTCGGTCGAGGTTGCCGACAGCACGGTCGACTCCGCGAATCTGTTCAAGCTCACGGTGCGCTACAAGGGCGATGTCGTGGAATCGTTCAGAGACCTTTCGATGGACGTCGCCCACCCGTCCTACGTCGAGACGGCCGTAAATGAGCGGTCCGAGTATATCACAGTCTATGATTTCGAGACGCCGACCACCTCGGCTCTCAGGCGTCCGCTTGTAGGCACGTTTGCTCTGAGCAACGGCGAGGACGGCATAGACTACATAAGTGACTCCAGCTACATTGGCGATCCGGGAATCCATTCCGGCCTCTACGCCTTCGACAGCATCGAGGATCTGAACATCCTGCTCGTGCCCGGCGTGACAACCGTCGCGGTGATCCAGGCAGGTATCGCCTACGCTGAAAACCGCAAAGACATACTGTTTGTCGCCGAAGCCCCGCTATATCTGAATCCACTGCAGGCCGTGGACTTCCGCAAGGGCCGAGGCGCGTATTCCCACGCCGCTTTCAATTCCTCGTTTGCGGCGCTCTACTACCCGTGGATCGAGATATCCGATCCTTTGAACGGCAAGAGGAAACTTGTTCCGCCAACAGGGGCTGTCGCGGGCTGCATCGCCAGAAGCGATGACAAGGCCGAAGTCTGGTATGCACCTGCTGGCATCGACCGGGGCCGCATATTCAACGCCCTGTCTCTTGCTTACAAGACCAGTCGGGGTGAACGGGATGTCCTCTACCCTGAAGGCGTCAACGTCATCGCCTCGTTCCCCGACACAGGCATCAACATCTGGGGACAGAGGACTCTGCAGAGCCAGCCGTCCGCGACAGACCGCATCAACGTGCGCCGCCTGATGATGTATGTGGAAGAGGCGATCTCGCAGTCATCGCGGTTCGTGGTCTTCGAGCCGAACAACTCGCAGACCTGGCGTGCGCTGGTGCGACTCATCACGCCATTCCTGCAGAACATCAAGAGCAAGGGTGGGTTCTACGATTTCCGTGTCCAGTGCGATGACGAATCCAACCCTCCGGCTGTGATCGACCGGAATGAGATGGTCTGCAGGGTGTTCGTGAAGCCAACGAAGACCGCCGAGTTCGTTGAACTCAACTTCATTCTGACCGCGACCGGCGCGAGCTTCAGAGAGATCATGTAGGAGGTTCACACGATGGAAGTAACAATGCCTCAGAGCCTGTATCAGAACTGGCAGTTCGCCATTGAGGTGAACGGGTTCGACGTGGCCCTTTTCAAGAAGGGGCAGGAGCCTAAGACGGAGTTCGAGGAGGTCGCCTTCGCCCCCGCAGGTTCGATATTCGACCAGAAGGTCGCCGGTCGCATGAAGTTCGAGGATATCACCCTCGAAAAGGGTGTGCTCGCTGACGGCTCTGACGAGTCCGCTCGCGATTGGGTGCGGATTCAGGCCGATGTCAACGCTGGCGTCGGTGCGCTGCCGGAGGAGTATATGCGCGATATCGACATCGTGCGCTACGACCGGGCAGGTAATGAAACCCGCCGCTGGACGCTGCACGGCGCGTGGGTGAAGTCACTCGAATACGACGAACTCGAAGGCGGCAGCTCAGACAACACCATCGAGAAGATATCGATCTGCTACCAGTGGTGGGAGTAAGGGGGAGACACAGTGTACACATTTCAACTGCCGAGCGGTGACGAGATAGAGCTTCGTGAGATGACCGGCGCGGAAGAGGAACTGCTTACGAACCAGCGCCTCATCCGAACTGGCGACGCGGTGAACCAGGTTCTGGCCAACTGCACATTGCGGATCGGTGATGATGAAGAGATCGGCCCTAAGGTTGTCATGGACATGCTCTCGGGGGACAGGCTCTTCACTCTGGTGAAGCTTCGCCAGGTGTCGCTTGGCGACGAAGTGGAACTCGATCTGGTCTGTCCAAGTGCGGCGTGCAGAGCGAAGAACCGGGTGACGGTGAATCTCGACGACCTGCCGGTGACGCCCTATGGCCAAGAGCGCGAGTTCACGTTCACCCTTCCCGCGTCAGGATCCAAGGTGCGATTCGTCTATCTCGACGGCCACAAGGAGAAGCGGCTGGCCCAGATGGAGGAGCCGTCCCTCTCCGCAGCAATGATGATCCGCATCCTGGACATCGACGGCAACGCGCCAACAAAGAAGACGCTCAATGAGATGTCGATGCGCGACCGGAGCGCGCTACGGCAGGAGATGCTGCGCGTTGACGCGGGGATAGACACCTCCATCGAGTCTGACTGTGATTCGTGCGGAACGAGAATCCGCACTCGACTGGAGGCCGAGCCGGGTTTTTTGTTCCCCGGAGTTCGGTTGTAAGGGACGTCTTCTTCCTCGCGTACGGCGGGCTGCACTGGGAATACACGGAGGTCGCAAGGCTTTCGCTCAAAACCAGACAGCAGTTCGTCGAGGCACTGGAGCTGCAGCTTGACTATGAGAAACAGGAACTGGAGAAAAGCAAGCGATGATGAGTGATCTGGGTCTTGGCATAATAGTGAGCCTCAAAGATGCCTTCACTCAGAACGCGTCGCGCATCCAGTCCTCGATGGAATCCCTGGATTCATCGGTCGCGAAGGCGGGTCAGAACATGACCCGCAATCTCGGCCTTATCCAAAAGGGCACGATGATGGTCGGCGCGGGGCTTGCGCTTCTTGCAGTGCCCACGGCGCTCGTGGCGTCTACCGCTGCAACACAAAAGGCTCTGGGTGAGCTGGCGTCAGTTGGAGTCAAGGACTTCCGGGCAATGGAAGACGCTGCGGAGTCCTTTACTAACCAATGGGCAGGCGCGAGCAAGGCCGAGTTCATAGGGGCGGCCTACGATGTGAAGTCGGCGCTGGCGAGTCTTTCGGACACGGCAGTCGGCACATTCGCCGCAATGGCGGCGCTTACCGGCAAAGCCACCAAAGCCACAACTCAGGAAATGGTGGAGACGTTCACCACGGCCTATGGCATATTCAAGCCGCTCGCCAAAGACATGTCCGATGTCGAATGGGCGAAGATGTTTTCCGGCGCGCTCTCCCAGACAGTTGGGGTGTTCAAGACCACAGGTCCGCAGATGGCTGAAGCCATTAAGAACATCGGTGCGATAGCAGCCGCGTCCAACGTGCCGCTGCAGGAGCAGATGGCGATCCTCGGACAACTACAGACAACGATGCCGGGTTCCGAGGCAGGCACACTCTACAAGGCGTTCATGATGAAAGTAGCCGAGGCAGGAGACGAGCTTGGGCTGTCATTTGTGGGTGCGAGCGGCAGGCTCAAAGGTATCGTGCCGATCCTACAGGAAGTGAAGCGCGGATTCCCGGATCTCTCGCAGGCCGCTGCTCAAGTGAAGCTCAAGAAGGCATTCGGCTCGGACGAGGCTGTACGGTTCCTTCTGCAGATGTCGATGGGCATGGACCAGCTTGAGGGCAACATCAAGAGCGTCGGCCAGGCAATGAAAGGCGGCACCGCGACCACCCTGGAGATGGCAAGCGCCATGAACATGGATATAGGTTCGCAGTTTACTCTTGTGAAGCAGCAGATTCAAAACCTGGCAGAGATCCTCGGACGAACCCTTCTGCCGGTCGTGATCCCAGTCTTCCAGGGGATATCTCGATTCATCCTGCGTTTGCAGGACATGGCGAGGTCTACGCCCGGCGTCACGAGAGTTATCCTTACACTCTGTGTCGCCCTCGGTGCGGCGCTTGTTGTGGTAGGAAGCGTGACCGCCGCGATAGGAACGATTGGTATCGCAGTGCCTGCGGTTCAGGCGGGAATCGCGGCGCTGGGACCGATGCTTGCAGGAGTCGGCGCGGCAGTCTCAGCTTACTTCTGGCCTGTGGTTGCCATCATCGCGGCTGTGGTCATTGCGGTTGTTCTTCTCAAGAAAGCATGGGAAACCAACTTCGGCGGAATCCGCGATGTGGTTCTTGGCGTGTGGAACAAGGTGTCTCTGGCATTCCAGGGCATACGCGCTCTCTTCAGTTCGCTCACTGGCGGCGGCGGCCAGATGTCGGCGGAGCTTGCGAAGAAGCTTGAAGCTGCCGGATTGATGAAGTTCGTCACCACGGTGTTCCAGGTCTACTACCGAGTGCGGGAATTCCTTTCCGGGCTGTGGCAAGCATTCTCTTCGGTGTTCGGCAAGATTCGAGCTATCCTTGAGCCTGCGATCCGTTCGGTAATGGGCGCGTTCTCAGAACTGGGGAAGGCGCTGCTCTCGGTATTCGGCATCTTTGGCAAGACCGCGACGTCGGTCGATTCAACTTCGTTCCGAAGCCTGGGTCAGACTCTGGGCAAGGTGCTCGGGGTTATCCTGCAGGTCGGGGCGTATCTACTGAAGTTCGTCATCTACAACCTTGTGTTCACCATCCGCGTTGTAGTGCTGGTTGTGAGGGCTGTGGTCTGGCTTGGCCAGGTGATCGCCGGGGCGTTTGTCGCGGCGGCCCCCTATGTCTACAAGTTCG